AAATTGTTGACTTAGCAGATTCTACTGATGATGATGCTTATGATGCAGGAACGTTCTGATTAAACATAGATTATCAATAAATAATAACTAAAAGGTAGATTTTAAACAATGGCTGCTCCTGTAATAAAGTTTAAAAGAGGTGCCAACAGTAGTTTACCTGCTCTGAAAGCAGGTGAACCAGCGTTTGTAACTGATGAGTTTGATTTTTATATTGGACTCGACAACAATGCCTCCAACAACAAATTCTTTGGATCGCACAGATATTGGACAAGAGAAACAACAACTGCAGGTTCTGCTGTAAGAGTTGTAGAAGGTGCGAATAATGGCGACAATTATATAGAACTTAAATCACCAGCAACACTAGGTGGTAATTTAACATATACTCTTCCAGGCACTAACGTCACAAATGGTATTCTTCAGAATGACGGTAGTGGTAATTTATCATGGATGGCTGGTGGAACACTTGTAGGTCCTATCACTATATCAGATACTACAGACTCAACTACTAAAGATACAGGAGCTTTAATACTTGAGGGTGGTCTTGGTGTAGAGAAGGATGTTACAGTTGGTGCAGCAGTTTCAATCGGAGATAGATTATTTGTTAAGGGTGAGTCAGAATTTATAGGTATTGTTACGTTCCGTGGTGGGACAATCAGACTTGGTGATGGTGATACTGATGATGTTGTAGTCGGTGGTGAATTTGCCTCTAGTTTAGTTCCTACAGATGATGGAGCTTACGATATTGGTGCTGCAGCAAAAGAGTGGAGAAATGCATTCTTTGATGGAACAGTTGAAGCAGACGGTGTAAATGTATCTGGTGTAGTCACAGCAGCATCATTATCAGCACCAGTAATTTCTGGTTTCAATCGTTTACAAGCACCACACGGAACAACAACCACAATAACAGTTAAAGTTGCAACTAAAGTATCAGGGCAACATAGGTATCATGGTTCAGGTAGTAGTTCAGGATATGTTTTAGATGATGTTCAGTCACCATTCCTAACACTCACACCAGGTAGAACGTACAGATTTGATACTTCAGATGGTAGTAATAGTAATCATCCATTTAGATTTTATCTTGATGTTGATAAAACATATGCATATACCACGGGTGTAACAGTTGCAGGAACTGCTGGTAGTTCAGGATCATACACTGAAATAGTGATATCAGATACAACTCCTGAAGTGCTGCACTATCAATGTAGTTCACACGGTAAGATGGGTAATGCTGTTACTACTAATTCTAATACAGTAAACACACCCCATGCAGCAGTATTTGAAGCAGGATTAAACGCAAAAGGTGATGTAGATCTAGGTGATGCTACATCAGACACTATTACGGCAACAGGTAGATTTGATAGTGATTTACTTCCATCAACTGATGGTACAAGAGACTTGGGATCATCCACAAATGAGTGGCAGGATCTATTCATAGATGGAACTGCACAGATAGACTCATTAGTTGCTGATACCGCTGATATTAATGGTGGTACTGTTGATGGAGCTACTATCGGTGCTAACTCAGCGTCTACAGGTGTATTTACAGACTTAACTGGTGGTAATGTACAGATTGGTGTTACGGGTGATAATGAAATTGATACCTCAAGTGGTAATTTAACTATTGATTCACAAGGTGGTACAGTTACAGTTGATGATAACTTGACTGTTAATGGAACGTTCACTGTATTAGGAACTCAATCAATAATTAATACTGAAACCTTGAAGGTTGAAGATAGTTTAATTGAAGTAGGTCTTGTTAACAGTGGTGGTTCATTAGTCGCTCCATCATCAGATGCTAACATTGATGTTGGTTTAATATTCCATTACTATAGTGGATCTGCTAAGAAAGCAGCAGTTTTCTGGGATGATTCTGTAGGGAGAATTGCATTTGGTGCAGATGTATCGGAGAGTTCAAGTGTTCTAACCAACTCAACACACGCTGCAATAGAAGCTGCAGGGTTATTTGTTAAGGATGCAGCAGGTTTATCAGAAGTTATTGGACATGATGGATCATTAAGACAGTTAACTAACATAACTGTCGATGGTGGCTCATTCTAACAATAAAGTATAACTTATAAATATAGGTGGGTGTATTCCCACCTTTTTTTATACTCTGTTATGGATGAAAACGAATATAAAATGATTTTGGGTGTTTATCAGAAAAAGACACACGAAATGCTTGCTCAAATAATTGCATTAGAGACAAGAATTCTTGGTTTAAATAATGTAGTTGAGCAATTAAGCACAAAGGTAACTGATCAGGAAAATTTATTAATTCAACTGAGAGGAAAGCAAAAACCAAAAAATATAACACAACAGTCTGAGGATTTCTAATGGCGAAACCTGCTTCACGAGAAGAATTAGTAGACTACTGCAAAAGACAGTTGGGTGCACCAGTCTTGGAAATTAACGTGAGTGATGAACAAGTTGATGACCTAGTGGATGATGCACTTCAGTATTTTCAAGAAAGGCATTTTGATGGTATTGAGAGAATGTATCTTAAATATCAGTTTACTCAAGAGGACATTGATAGGGGAAAGGCAAAAGGAACAACAGGTGTGGGTATCGTTACAACTACAGGTACATCTACAAATATAACTGGATACGGGACAACTACAAATAGTTTTTATGAAACATCTAATTTTATTCAGGTTCCCGAATCAGTAATTGGTATAGAAAAAATATTTAAATTTGATATGAGTGCAATATCTGGTGGTATGTTTAGTATTAAATATCAACTTTTCTTAAACGATTTATATTATTTCAACTCGGTTGAATTGTTGCAGTATGCGATGGTGAAATCATATCTAGAGGATATAGATTTTCTATTAACTACAGAGGCACAAGTAAGATTTAATAAAAGACAAGATAGATTATATTTGGATATTGATTATGATGGAATCAATGTCGGAGATTTTATTGTTATCGACTGTCATAGAATTCTTGATCCTACAACTTTCACGCAAATTTTTAATGATAGTTTCTTGAAAAGATATCTTACATCATTATTAAAAAGACAATGGGGACAAAATTTAATTAAATTTAAAGGTGTTAAATTACCTGGTGGTATTGAATTAAATGGTAGAGAAATATATGATGATGCACTTCGAGAGATACAAATGATTAAAGAAGAAATGAGTTCTACATATGAACTTCCACCTCTAGACTTTATTGGATAATGGCTTTAAATCCTTTTTTTCTACAAGGTTCCCCTGAAGAACAAGATTTAGTTCAATCGCTTGTTAATGAGCAATTGAAAATTTATGGTGTAGAGGTAACATATATTCCTAGGAAATTTGTAAATAGAGGAACAATTTTTCAGGAGATCGAAACATCTAAGTTTGATGATAATTTTCAACTTGAGGCATATGTAAACACTTGGGATGGATATAGTGGTGCAGGTGATGTTCTTACAAAATTTGGTATGAGTTTAAGAGATGAATTACAATTAGTCATTTCAAGAGAGAGGTTTGAAGATTTCATAGCACCATTTATTAGTCAAGAGGATGTGGATGAGGTAGGTCTTGCAGTCATGAGACCTCGTGAGGGTGATTTAGTATTTTTCCCTCTGGGTGGTAGATTATTTGAAATAAAATTTGTAGAGCATGAAGTTCCTTTTTATCAGTTAGGAAATACTTATGTTTATGAATTGCAATGTGAATTATTTGAATACAATGATGAAACTATTGATACAGGAATAGATGAAATTGATAGTAAGACAGAGGATTTAGGTGTAATCACAGATCTTCAGATGTTCAGTGGTGGATCAATAGCAACTGCTACTGCGACAATTGGAACAGGATTTGTTAAGAGTATTAGTCTTCTAAATGATGGATCAGGATTTACAGAACCACCAACCATTGGACTAACAACTGCACCAAGTGGTGGAATTAATGCAACCGCAGTAGGTTTATTAACGACAAGAAACAATGTAACTTCCATAGAGGAGATAGTAATTACAAATTCAGGTGCAGGTTATACAGTTGCACCTGTTGTCACTATCACTGGTGGTGGTGGCGTTGGTGCTGCTGCAACTGCATTAATTAGATCAGATGGTAAAAAGGGAATTATTCGTGTTGCAGTTGGTGGAACAGGTGGAGTTGGATACTCAACAACTCCAAGTGTATCAGTTTCTTTACCATCACTAACACCAAATCTTCCAGCGTCTCTTCGTGCACAAGTTGGTGCTGGTGGTTCTATATCAAATGTCTTTATTCAAGACGCTGGTGCAGGATTCTTCTCACCACCAACGATCACAATTGGTGCACCTTCATCAGTGGGTATAGGATCAGGAAGTTATTGGTTCAATGAACTTGTTACAGGTAACAGATCTAACGCATCTGCAAGAGTTAAGAGATGGGATCTTGATACTAAAATTTTACAGGTTGGTATAGAAACTGGAACATTCTTAAGAGGAGAGACTGTAACTGGATCAAGATCTGGTGCTCAATATGTTGTGAGTGTTGGGGTAGCAAACACAGATAAGGATAAATATGATCATAGTGACGAAATTGAGGATAGAGCAGATCAAATTCTTGATTTCACAGAATCAAATCCATTTGGACTATTTTAATGTTAGGAACTTATTTTTATCACGAAGTCATTAGAAAAACCATCATTGGTTTTGGAACATTGTTCAACAACATGGAAGTTAGACATGAAACTTCCGATGGGACAACTGTTGATATAAAGAGAGTTCCTTTAGCATATGGTCCTGCAGCAAAATTTATTGCCAGATTGGAACAGCAACCTGATTTAAACAAAATGGTTG